TTGGTGGAGCTGGGGGGATTTGAACCCCCGGACTGTGCAGCTTTACCAATTGAACTATAAGGCTTTTTTATTTTCCGGTTGGATTTTGGATCAGGATTGGCGCTTTTGCTGTCTGGCCGTCGTACTCGGCAAGGTAGGATCCATAGTGCCGAAACAGCATTTCCGGCCCCTTGTGCCCCATCTGGGTGGAGAGCCAAAACAGGTTGCAGCCGCGGCTGATGTTGGCAGTGGCGAAGGTGTGGCGGGTCTGATAGAGGTGGCGGTAGCGAACGCCTGACCGCTTGAGGGTGTAGAGCCAGGCTTTCTTCCTGATGGCGTCGGCCCCGGCCCAGGGCTGGTTGAGTTTGGGGTCGTCAAAGACATACTCCCCCCGCATGAAGGTGAAGCGCTTCTGGCTGGTCAGTGCCGCCAGCGCCTCGCCGGTCAGCTCGATGGTGCGAGTCCCGGCCCGGGTCTTGGTGGTCTTGATGACTCCAACCACTTTGGCGCGAGATACCTGCACGGTGTTACCGATCCAGTCGATGGCCTCCCAGCGCAGGGCGCACAGCTCTGACGGCCGCATCCCGGTCGCGAACGCGAAGGAGAACAGGTTGGCCCACTGCTCATTGATGCCGTGGGCTGTGGAGAGGATGGCGGCCACTTCCTCCGGGGTGAAGGGGTCCACGTCCTTGGCTCCCTGATCGGGAACTGAATTCCCGTCCAAATATCGGGAAACGGTCACCAGAGAAACCGGGTTTGATGCCAGTAACCCATCCGTGACCGCCTCGTCGATGGCGCTGCGCAGGAACGACAGCCGGTTGCGGGCCGTCTTCGCGGTAGTGCCTCCCCTGATCAGCCAGTTTTTCACCTGGGCGGGTGTCAGCTCGGAGACGGTGATCCCGTGCAGATCGGCCAGCGCTGTGTGGCACTTGCGGTACCCAACCATTGTTGATGGGCTCAGCCCCCGGCGCTCACATCGCTGCAGGTACTCGTCCAGGTAGTCTGCCACCTTGGCGGCGATCGAGGCGCCGCCGAACATCCGCAGCTTCTTGGATTTCGGGAAGTAGTCGGCGTAGGCGAATTGGCCCCGCTCTATCTTGCCCTGGATCTCCCCGAGCAGGCGGGAGGCATAGCGCACGTTGGCGGTGGTGTTCGGCAAGTTGGACAGGGGCTCACGACAGCGAACCCCCTTGAACGTGAAGGTGATATTGATCGTATCCCCGCGGACCGTTACGCCGCGTGGGAGCTGTTTTTCATTGCCCACTTGGTTACCTCCGCGATGTTGACCCAACGTTCCTTCACCCCATCCACGTTGACGATGTGAACCCCCAACTGCCATATACCGCGCTGGATCCGCTTGTTGATAGTGTCCCGGTCGGTGAGCTCGATAGTGCTCAGGTAGGTGCTGAGCGGGATGGCGTCAGGCATTCTCATTATGATGAGCTGGCCCTGAATGTGGGTTTGCGCCGGGTCTGCTGCTGTTCCCATGGTTGTTGGTCCTCGTCAGTCTGGTGATTTCATCCCGGCCCGCTCGGTTGTAGAGGAAGCATTCCACCTGCTTCCTGCTGCTGACCGCCTGGTCAAGGCGGTACTCCCCGAACGCCGGGCGTTTGAGTTGGTGCTGGTTGGCCAGCCGGCCAATGGCCTGGGCGCTGACCCCCAGCTCCTTGCCCAGTTCGGTGGCGCTCCAGAGCTGGCCGGCAACCCGGGGCGCTTCGATGGGCAGATCGAAGTGCGCCAGGATGCGGCCGATCTCGGCGAGCTTGGCCGATCGGGAAAGGGTGGGGGAGCGCACGGCGCTGACCAGCTCGTTGAGAAGCTGGCTGTCCTGGTCGATGGTCAGTTGAAGTTGCTGCATGGCGTGGCCCTCCTGTCCCAGAGGATGGGGCGCCGGGTGGATTGAAGGAAGGGCCGCGATTACAGCAGGGTCAGCACCATCAGTGCGGCCAGGGTGTTTAGCGCCAGGATGGCGAGCCCGGCGGCCCGCTGTCTGGTCATGCCGCCACCTCGTCAGCCAAGTGCGGCACGGGGAGGATTATGGCCTTGCCGAGCTTGATGGCCAGGGCGTGCTCTGCTCTGGCGCCGGCGCTGCGCTCCCAGCCAGGCAGCATGACCAGCTGATCTGCCATCTTGACCATCTCGATGCAGATGGCCATGTACTCATGCTGCTCCAGCCCATCCGGCAGGATCGCCGGGTTGAGCGCGATATGCCCGAGGGCGTGCAGGCGCTCGGCCTCCAGGTTGAAGGCGTCGCGGTTGAAGTTGGGCAGGCCGGACATCGGCCCAGCTATGTAGATTTTCGCCATGGTCAGCTCCCCAGATCAGCAAGGGAGAACACGATGCCACGGCAGTAAGGGCCGCTACCTTCGACCACTTCGAAGGTCTCGTGCGGGATCTCGGTGCGGTAGGTCCAGCTGTAGTCTCCTTCCTTCGCCCACAGAGCCTCGATAGTCTTGGCCCTGCCCTTGCGGTAGTAGTAGCGGGCACGCTCTTCATCAGTGTCCAGGTTGTCTGCGTCTTCCGGCAGCAGGCCTTCGGCATCCACTAGAGCAGTGCCGCCATCCCAGACGCCGATCTCATCGTTGATCGCGCCGGCGAACTCCATCAGGTCGTCGCTGGCGCCGTAGACGATTACCAGCCCGGCGACCTTAGCCTCAGCCTCCAGTTCTTTGCTGATGCGAAGCGGGTAACTTGCTCCATTCAAACGGCCTGCCAGGTCCTGCATTTGCATTTCGATACTCATGGTTGGTCCTCAATGAAAAGCCCCGGGCTTGCCGGGGCTCTGGTTATGCCCTCCAGCCGCGGTACCCGATAAAGCCCGGTGCCAGCACCTGCCGGAGGGGCAGGACGGGGAGGTGGGCTATCAGGGTCTTGAGCTGGGGGTTATCGGGTTGGCTGTCGATGGTGACCCGGGCGCCGGGGTTGATGCGGAGGTATCTGGCGCGGGTCTCTTCGGCTTCGGTGCGGGTCAGTCCGGGCTGGATGATAGGTTCACGATATCTCATGGCTGTGCCCATTGATGATCGCCAGAACCCCTGCATGCAATCTCGGATCGACTGCGTCAATCTTGGGTTTAATCTCGACGGCTATTTCGACCTTGCGTGCAAGCCAGGTTTTGTAAGCTTCCTCAGGAGATGAAAAGTAGCCAAGGTATTCTCTTTTCCCAAATGGATGGCAGCATTCAGCTCGGTACAAGCCACTGAGTTTGTGCAAGCTGACCCCAACAGGAAGCGTATTACCAACTCCAGAACGGTACAGGGTGAAGCTGTTCAGCCAGCCAGGAATGTAAATGCAACTGCCTGGCGAATAAGTGCGCTCTCCAGGCGTTAGAAGGTCTTTGTCGAGCTCCCACCCATCCACTTGATGTTCCATCCACCATTCCCGGAATGAAGAAAACCGGAGCCACTCATTGCAGACCGTCACTGAAGCGTAGGTAGGCCAGCGCTTATGGTATTTCGCTGATGCAACCCTATTTAGCATGGCCACCCATGACTGGTATGCGGGACAGCAAGTAGGTCTTTTCCCGTTTATTCTAGTTGGGTATACGTTGTAGTCGGCGTCATTAACGCCAACGCCATGCACAGGTTTTCTTCTGGCCATTGACTCTGATGTAGCTGGGTTACTAGCCCTGATGCGATCTGAATATTCCCTGTTCTCATGCCGCTTCACGATTACTCTCCTTCCACAAATTCGAGGGCGTCAGCCACTTCCGGCAGCAGCTCGTCCCAAGTGGCGATGGCGCCGTTCTGGTGCCAGCCGGCCACGCCCTGGCTGCGGTTCATCACGCCCAGCACGCCATTCAGCGCTTCGAGCAGGGTGTCGCGGTGCTGCTCCAGCAGGAGAAGCTGAGTGCCGAAGGCGCACGCCAGCCCCTTCTGCTCCAGCTCGTCCGTGGGCAGCTCGTGACAGGCATTCCAGCAGGCGACCAGCCGCCGGGCATTGGCGGCGGTGACTGACTCGGCGACCAAGTGGCCGCCGTAGTATTCGACGGCATCGCTGCCGCTCATTTCTGGGACGGGGTGGTCTGCCACAACCGCCCCGGAATGGCCCACCCGCAGCAGGCCCTTGGTGTGTTCGTTCATACATCCCCCAGCATTCTGATTTCGTCGTCCGTCAGGCCAGCGGCCCGGGCCTTGTCCATCACCCGCAGGCGCTCTACATTGAGCGCGTCAGCGCGGCGATCTGCATCGTTGGGCTCGATGATGCTCACCGGCGCCAGCCAACCGCCTCGCACCTTCACGGCGATCTCCTTGCTGACGTGAGCGTCGCTCCCCTGGACGCCCTTGCGTGTCGCCATGCGTGCGGCGGTGGATGCTGATCCGCAGACGTGGATCGGGTACTGATGCCCACGCCCCTCGGTGAGGTCGGTGTTGGTGTAAACCACCCAGACCTCTTTGGTGTCGGTAATGGTGATGTCGGTCATGCCGCCTTCTCCTCTGCCGGGGCTTGGTAGTCCATCATGGTGCAGAGGTCGGTGATGGCCTTCGACAGCAGGATGAGGTTTCCAGCGTTGCACTGGCGCCAGTGGTGGGCGTAGTCATCGGCGTCATCGTCCGAGTCGTAATCCGGCATGGCGATGGCTCGCAGGCTGAAATCACTGTTCAGCTTGAAGCTGATGGGTTCGTGCCACAGCTCCAGCTCTTCCACCTGGTAGCCAGCTTCCAGCAGGGAAACCACATCGGATGCGCGATCCCCGTTGAGATCCATGCCCTTGAAGGTCACCATCTCTTGCGCGGTGTCGGCAGACTTGAGCTTGACGAACTGGAGCGGGGAGAAGGGGCCGAGCGCTTCCGGGCGCTCTGCACTATCGGTCAGGTAGTCTTTCAGGCGGTTGCTGATCCCCATCTTGATGTCGTCGATGTGGATGGTCTGGGTCTTGAGGGAGCCCATGCACTTCACCAGCAGGTGCATGACCACCTTGAGCGGGCGCTTGGTGGTGGTGTTGAGGTACAGCAACTCGTTGCTCTGGTCGTACAGGGCGTGGATGAGCGTGGTTTCATATTCAGCCGTGGCGGCCATCTCAACAATCAATTGGTCCTTCATGGCCAGTTTCTCTTTGCGAGTAACCTTCTCCCGCAGACCGGAGCTGATCAGCGCATCAACGCGCTCTTTGAGCTTGCGGTTGACGATCTTGGTCGGAATGAGCTTGGTGTCTTGGCGCACGACGAATGCGTAGCCGACGCCTGGCAGGTTGGTAACAAGTTCGCCGGTCACCTGGTTGTTCTCGAACCCGGAGCAGCTGAGCTGATTTTCAGTGAGCGGAGTGAAGGAGAGCTCGGCCAGGTGTTCGCGCATTGCTGCGATGGCTGGGAGCTTGGCACTGTAGATGCTGGCGGATTTGATAACGGAATGGTTCATGGTCTGGGTCCTTTGGTCGGTTAGTTGCGGGCTTTCTTGGCCTGCAGGTCGTGGATCTTCTTGGCTGCGGCCTCGGCGGTTTGCCTGTCGCAGGTGATGCCGCCTGGCAGAACGAACTTGCCGGGCTGCTTGGGATGGGGCATGACGACGCCCAACCCGATGACTACTGCACCGCAGTAGGGGTTTTCCGTGGCTTTCATGGGGGTCCTCGACTTATCCACCGTTTCTGTGTGGCCAGCGGTGGATGGGTTGGGGGTATCAGGCGGCAGCGCTGATGGGCTCTGCTCCGGCAAGCAGTAGAGTGAGCTTGCTGACATCACGGATCCGGCATTCGCCGCGCCAGTTGGGTGCGAAGATGAGGAGCATGGAGCCCTTGGGGTTGCCCTTCATCTCCTCGCCGGTGGACTTGTTGATGAAGCTCACCCGGCCGTTGCGCCACTTGCCACTGGCATCGTGGTAGCCGGTGATGTGCCGCACCTCGCTGGCGCGCACACCGGGATACCATTCGGTGCTGGTGTCCTGGGGGACCAGCATGACGGTGCCGATGCCGCGCCCCTGCTGCTCGATGGCTTTTTCCACCCACGGTCCGATATCGGAGTAGGGCGGATTGAGCCATGCCCAAGGCGAGCGCACTGACGGGCTGATAAAGTCGCCCCAGTCCACGCTCAGGGCGTCGATATCCGGTGTCAGGTACTTCTCGCAGAGCGCCGTTTCCGGCAGGGCGGCGGCATCGAGGGCGAAGTTGAACTCAAGATCCAGCGCCCGGAAGAGATAGAGCGGGGTCTGGGTCATGTCGCGGGTTGCTTCTGGAGTGGTGGAGCCGCGGTAGTCAGCCATTGGCAGCCTCCTTGCTGGCGTTGTACTGCTGAATCCCCCAGACGATAGCGTGCAGGATCCACAGGTAGTGGTGGCTGTATCGCTTCATCGTCAGCCCCTCCATCAACTCATATTGGCTTGGCAGGTCTGAATCGTGGATAGCCTGGCAGGCCTGAAACTCGTGGCTGTAGCTCTCTTCGCAGATTTCATTGACCGCACTGATAATGCCTGAGCAGTCCTTGCCATCTTCTTCACAATCTTGTTGCAGCTCCGCTATCCACTCCTGCAGCCCAGACTTGAAGGATTCCTCGTCAAACTCCATGCAGATTTCATCGCGGCGGCCAAAAGCTCCCATCTGGAGTTTTTCGCCCCAGTACCGCGGATTGACGCCCTTCTCGAAGTTGCCACCGAAGAACACGAACATGTCGGCGGTTCGGCTGAATGTCCATGTCCCCATGTCGCCGCAGACCGTGAGGTGGCCAGGCCATGTAACCAGGTCGAAGCGGTAGACAGAGCTGCCACGGTTAGAAAACTCAAGGTGACGGTAAAGGCCATCATCACGATGCACCGTCATGGTGTGTTCAGAGGTGTCGCGCAGAAAATCATTTTTCGCTTGCTGGGTGCTCATGCCGCCTCCTTGTGCTGTTCAGCCTGCTGGTTGGCTGCGAACTGCTCTTCCCACAGCTTCACCTTGAGCTCGCAGGCATAGACGATCTGGCCGACCAGCTTCGCGCCGATCCCCTTCACCTTGTCCAGCTTGTTCCCCTGGTGGCTCATCACCTTGTAGAGGGTGTCGATCCCGGCCTCTTCCAGCGGCTTGATGGTGCGCGGCGGTAGGCCGCATTCATGGATGCTGACTGTCTTGGCCCATTCGGTGCGGGGTTGCAGGTGGGGGTGGCTCTGCTCCAGCGCCTCCTGCATGAAGGCGAAGATATCCCGGGTCATCTCGTCCGGTACCCCGGCACCATATGGCGTCGGGTAGATGGGGTTCATCCACTGGCTCAGCATGACCGAACAACCGGAGCCATCGGATTTCATGGCGTGCAGCTTCCAGTTGAGGTCATTGATGAGGTAGGGGAGGTTTGACTGCAGGCCGTGATCCACCAGGTAGACATTCCAGAGCGTGCCGTCCTCGCCCTTGTAGGTCTTGGCAAGGTGCTTGAACCAGACCAGCTTGGCATCACGGCAGATCTCGAGCTCCATGATGACGCCGTGGCGGCTTTCCAGCTCACGATCCTGCTCGTTGATGGCATCCAGCAGGTCTTTGATGCGGCGCTCGAGTTTCAGCACCTCGGCGCGGTAGGCGGCCTCATTGCTCTTGTGCTTGGCGATCGCGGTGCGCTGCAGCTCCAGCTGGTCGTTTTTCTCCTTGATGCGGCGCTTCATTCCTGCCGGGTCCATGGCCTTGAGATCAGCCAGCTGGCGATCGGTCTGGCGGGAGGTGAATTGCAGGGCGCTGAATTTGGCCTCCATCTCGTTCAGGGCGCGCTGCGCCTTGTAGAGCTCGCCTGCTTTGGCTTCCAGCTCGGCGGCGCCTTCTTGCCGTGCGGCAACGATGCGCTGCTCGGCTTCAGCAACCTGCTGGCGCAGCTCGCTGACCAGGGCCGTCTGGGTGAACAGCTCGCCATCCCGGCCTTCCAGCTCGCCGATCAGGGTGTTGAACTCGTCGATGTGGGCGTTGGCGGCCTCGCTGATCATGGTCAGGTTGGCGTTGAGCAGGGTTTCGAAGCCGACGATGGCGGCCTTGGCCGGGCCGTCCGGCATCAGCAGGATGTTGCGGATCTGGCTGGTGAGGGTGTGCAGGGCGAGACTGGTCGCCTCGCTGGGGTTCAGCGTGGTCATGGTTGGTCCTCTGGGAGTGCAAGGGCCCCGTTGGCGGCGGGGCGGGTGATCAGTAGTTGATGGTCAGGTGGTCGATCTTGTTGCTGGCGATGTGCTTGATGAGGTTGATGGCTTTCCCCTCATCGATCCCCAAGCCCATCAGGTCCATCAGGATGGCGTTGTTGATGGTGCGGCGGTGCTCCATATCGGCGGCGCGCGCAGCATCCTCTGCGGCTTTCTGGCGCTGCTCGTCAGCGATGCGCTGACGCTCTTGCTCAGCAGCGCGAGCGGCGGCCTCTTCCGCCTGGCGTGCAGCGTTTGCTTCGGCCTGCTGGCGGGCCAGCTCGGCGGCTTCGGAATCACGCCGGGCCTGCTCTGCAGCCTGCTGTGCCACCTGGGCTTGGCGTTGGGCCTCTTGCTCGCGGTGCTGGGCGGCTTCACGCTCCAGGCGCTGGCGATTCTCTTCCTCCCGGCGGGCTTGCTCCGCCGCCTGCTCGGCTATCAGGCGCTCGCGGTCGATGCGATCCTGTTCGGCCTGCTTCTGGCGCAGTTGCTCCAGCTCTGCCTGCTCGGCTTCGTACTTCTGGCGGGCTGCCAGGGCCTCGCCGAGGCGCTTGGTTGCGAGCTCCTTGGCGACGGTCGCCTGGGGCAGCAGCTCTTGCCAGGAGTCGTCCATGGCGTTCTGCTCGACCTCCTGCAGCATGACCTGCAGGTCGGCGGCGGCGATCTCGATACTGGCAGAGGATCCCAGTTCATTGAGGCGGGCCAGTCGCGATTGCAGTGCTGCCACCCGGGCCTCCTCTGCCGCTTCGTACTGGGTGAGCGGGGCGCGCACCTCGTCTTTCAAGGTGTCCAGGGTGTCGCGCAGGGTTTTGCGGTTGGCGTCGATGCGCTTGGGGATCTCCTTGTACTGGTCGGTCAGCTCTTTGCCGAGTCCGTCCAGGTAGGTCTTGGTGCGGGCAACGGCATGGGCGACGCTGGCGATCTCCTTGCGGCCCTTGGCGGTGGTGATGTCGGGTACCAGGCTGGTTGCCTTCTGGCGAATGTCGGCCAGCAGTTCAGCCACGCCCTGGCCCTCGGTGAACAGGGCGACGGCGGTAGTGGGTTCGATGACAACCAGTTGGGCCTGGGTGTTGTCGGTCTTGGCTTGTTCGGTCATGACGGGTCCTTAGGATTGAAAAGGCCCGCAGTGAGCGGGCCTGATGAGTTATTGCTGGGCGCCGTTCCCGGCACTGAGTTGCTTCTTGCGCTCGCCGGCGATCTGCTTGATACCTGCGATGATGTTCTGGTCGCCGGTTTCGTTGGCCCAGGTCCAGGCGGTGGTGTAGGCCTGCTGCCATTCGGTGGTATCACATGCCCCCTCGATGGCGGCGCAGTGGTCGGCGTAGGCGTTGGCGTGGTCCGCCTGGGCGGGTTCGGCCATCTGCTCATGCTCCAGGGTGACCGATTCGGTGCTCTGGCCGCGGATGGCATCCAGGGTGCGGCTCTTTGCCGGTGCGCCATGCTGTGGCTGGTTGCCTGGGATCTCGTTGATGATGATCTCCTTGCCCTCCATCTCCTCGGCGGTGGGCTCGCTACCGATCTCCGGCCAGGCTTTGCGCAGCGCCTGCGCCTCGGTGCACTTGGCGAGCTGGGCATAGGGCCGCTTGCGCCACATGGCGTTGGGGCACTCGGTCTTGCCGCTCTGGGTGGCGTAGTTCTCTTTCCAGCGTTCCAGAGCGTGGAAGGCAACCCGCTGGCCGTTGACCATCTTGTAGACGGTGTACTTGCACCACTGCGGGTAGGTGACCTTGATCTTGGCGCTCTGGTTGTAGGGATCTTGGAATTCCTCGGTGACATCCGGCCCGAACACGGGCTCGTCGGCCCCCGCGTAGTTGCCGGAGCGATCGGCCTGGATCCGGTACATGCCGATCCCGGGCATCGGCACATCTCGCCAGACCTTCTCTTTGCTGCGGGCATCGGTTACCTGCATGGGTACGAGGTGGACCGGCTTGAGCAGAATGTCCAGGCCGCGGGCCTTGCAGTAGTCGATAGCCATGACCACCGAATCGGGGTTGGCTCCCGGGTAGATGGTGTTACACAGGGCGTTCCAGGTCGGTTCGTCGATGCCACGCTGGACGAGGATGGGGAACTGGGCGGCGAAGTTCTCGACCGCCTGCTGTTTGATGCTGGTGATGTTGCTCATGCTGCTTTCCTTGTCGCCCAGGCTGGGCGCTGGAGGGGTTTGAAGTCGTGCCAGTCGTTGTTGACCCGGCAGTCGTGGAAGCGATGGAGGTCGCGGCGGAACAGGTCCTTGCCCGCATCCTTCCAGTCATCCGTCAGGGGGCGCACCCGCACCGGGTAGCGGCCACAGTTCACGCTGGTGCTGACAGCCAGAAAGACGAATTCCGGCTCCTCGCCCATCACCCGGTGGAAGCCTTCGGAGTACATGGCATCCTGCACGTGGTAGCGGAAGTCCTCGACATGGCGCTCGAAGCGCCCCATATCGTCCACCGACTTCACGTCGATCATGATGGGGTGATTGCTCAGGTGGCGGTCGGGGCGGATCCGGCACAGCTCCTGGGTCTGGGGGTCAATCCAGTAGAAGGAGGCCTCGCTGTGCCCTTCCTGCTCCAGCAGCCAGCGTGCGTCCGGGTGGGCCATCACGCTGTCGCGCATCAGGTAGAGCTTGCGTCCCTCCTCGGCATCCATCACCGTCTTGCCCAGCTCGGCGCAGCTGGCCAGGAACTCTGCCTCTTCTGCTTTGCCGGCGTTGGTGCGGCGGTTGAACGGTGGGGCGATGATGAAGCGGTCTTTGAACTCGTCGGGCTCCAGCAGCAGGCAGTGGATGGCGCTGCCCATGTCGAAGGCCTTGAGCTTCTCCTCATCTACCGGGGCATTCTTGGCCCAGATATAGGTGGCCGGACTCTCGGCTATCTGGTCGAGCTGGCTTTTGCTGACCCCGGGGCCAGCGTGGTACTCCTCGTTGGAGAGGCCGAACACCCGGCCAAGCGGGTGCGCGGTGGAGGTGTCGGCGATTGCATTCATGCTGCGCTCCTGTGCTGATACCGCTCAAACTGCTCCTCGCTCATGGCGTCGTGCAGGGCGGCGAGGTGACTGCGCCAGGCGGCCTGGGCCAGGGCGGCCAGGGCGGCGTCCATCAACTGCTTGGTGAGCTGCATCAGCGGGGCAGGATCGCCCTCGGTCATCAGTAGGAACATCGCCTGGTTGAGCTGCAGGCCCTGGTCGTGGTTCACCTCGGCCAGCAGGGTGGACAGGTCGGTATCGAGTTCCCCGGCCAGCAGCAGAGGGCGGTTGGCGTCACACCACTCGGCGATCCACTCGGCCTTGGCGTTGGCCTCGGCCTCGCGGCTCTCCAGCAGGGCGAGCAGGGCGGTTTCGTTGGTCATGGCTACATCTCCATTTCCAGTTGCAGGGCTCGCGCTTCGTGATACTCCTCGATGGCGCGGCGGGTAGAGGCCTTGTTGCGGGCCATCCTGGCCTGTTCGGCGGATGGGGCGGCGTCTACGTGGTACTTGCGGCGGGTGGGTGGCACCATCGCGCCGCGAAAGCCCATCAGCTGGGCTTCGGTCAGTGGTTTCATGGTCTGGGTCCTGTGGTTGTAAAAACGAAAAAGCCCAGCATTTGCTGGGCTTGGTCTGGTTATGGGAACGCGATGCTTATTTATATCGGCATGACTTTACGTAGATAGTGTCGCTTGCCGATGAACTGAACCTTGATGGCAGCTCACTGTGCAGTCTGCACAAGTCACCCTTGGTGCTTATCCCGGCGACAAAGAAGCTGCCAGTTATCCAGTCGCCATCTTTCTTGTAGCGCATCTGGATTTGTCTTCCATCCGGGATCTTGTTTGGGATTTGAACCTCGTAATCCTTGCTTGACGAGAAAATGAGGTAATTGCTCACCACTTCAAGCCTACCAACCCCAGGTGTGATAGCCATGGACGCCCATTCATCGGCAACGGAAACACCAGATGTGAGCAGTACTGTGGCACCAAGCCAGGCGTTTACTCTTTTCATAACCCCTCCTTGTTTCGAAGGGGGCATTATGGATCTGTTTGGGGCGGCTGTCAGCCTGCAACCTCCTGATGCAGGGGGCTCCAGGCTGGCCACTGTTGCCAGTGGCCACCATTCACGTTCACGCACCGCCTTCCGGATTGAACGGGGTATCGGCGCATCCCTACCGGCATCGGGATTTGTGGTTGTGAGCCGGTTCCAGGTTGTTAAAGAGCAGGCCCAGCCGAATTTGGCGTGAGCGAAGCCAAAGCATCCTTGCGGTGCTTGAGAAAGAGGCTTTGGCTACGGCGCTATGAGGGAAGCGCCAGACCCGGGTCAGATGGCGTTGCGGTGGAACTCAGCGCGCCAGTGGAGGAGGGCGCGGCATTTCATGGCGGTCATGGTGCGCACCTTGGCAGACTGGGCGGTGCGGGCTGCGACGAGCTGGTGCCGCTCGGTGGCCATCATGGCAACCGTCAAGCGTTGCTTGATGGCCCGGCGGCGGGCGGCGTTACCGTTCAGGCGGTCGGCGATGGCAGTTACAATCTGGTCTGCACGTTTCGCGGCCCTGGAAAAAATGCGCTTGGTCATGGTACATTCACTCCTGTTGGCGAGTTGGTCCTCGCTAATTCCCACGTGATTCGTCATGCTGGGTCCTGTTGCTAGGGTTGGTCCCCTGGCAACATCCGATTGGGGTGGTACCCCAGTCCTTCAAAGCCCGCCTTGTGCGGGCTTTGTCGTTCTTACGCGCTGGTCAGGCGCCTCACTTCTGCCCTGGTCAGGGGCCGGGTCCTGTTGCCGGGTGGCACTCAATTCTTTGCTGGCTTTTTACTCCGCCAGATCCGGAGGTTTGCCGGTTACGTCTCCGGCCCGGGCTCTCACCGTTCGTGTGGCATTACCCAAGACCTTCACCACGATTGGCCGCCTTCCACGCTGCCCCTTGTTGCTATCGGTCTTGGTTGCTTCCCGTCATCGCATTCATATAGTGGTTGCCAATCCGGAACAGCTTCATTGTTGCCAAAAGACAACTTTGTGTCAATGGAGATTCCAAAAAGAAACTGAAAATATTTTTAGGCAACAAAAAGCCCGCTCGAGGCGGGCTTGTTTCAGGTGGGGTGTCTGAGGTTATCTGCGGACTTCTACGACCTTGCCGAGCGTCACCAGTTCTTTGGCCGTCAGGCTTCCGACTCGCGGGTCGTCAACTCCATATCTCCAGCAGTCCAGACCCTTGATGGCCCGCAGCAGGCGGAACTGCTCGCTGGAGAGTATCTTCACCAGCATGATGTCGCCGTGCTCTGGGGTGGTATCGGCCAGATCGACAAGGCAGAGGACGCCGCTGATGATGCCTGACTCTTTCAGCTGATCGTCGTCAGCCTCAAGGGCAAAGATGTGGCCATCGCGCTCTGTAGCCAGCGTCTTTTCTTTCTTGGCGTGCGGCCAGGCGTCGCTTATGTGGTCTTTTTGCAGAGCGGCCATTGTCCAGACCGGCACCAGGCCAGGGCCAGATTCAATATCACTGATCAAGCTGTCTGCTGAACGACCCAAGAACAACCACACCGGGTCTATTCGGAGGGCTTTACCGATAGACATCAGGCTGCTGGCCCTGATCTCACGCCCCGGCTCATTCAGCATGCGGCTTATAACCGCCTTGCTCACTCCGCTTTTTCTGCTGAGATCGGCTGGGGTGACCCCCATTTCCTTCATCCTGGCCTCAAGGCGTTCAGCAAAATTCTTCATTACTTCACCAACGTTGCTTTCATGCACCAAGTCTAACGCGGTGGTGATTGTCAAAGGGTCACCGTTCATCTTGACTTTAATTTCCTTTTGGCAACAAAATGAATGCGCAAAGACCAAACCATGAGGACCAATCTATGCGCATTGAAGATGTCGAAAAGTTTTTCGGCAATGCAGCCAAGGCCAGTGAGGCGATTGGCATTGGCCGCTGCAACTTCACCAAGTGGAAGAAGCAGAACAAGGGCATCGTGCCGGCCAACCACGCTGTCAGCTTCGTTATCAAGAGCGGGCATTCGCTGGATATGGGCTGGGAGGATTACCAGCCAGAGCAAGCCGAAACCCAGCAGGCCGCCTGACCACCGGCCAGCTTTCTCACCCAACACAGAGGACCAACCCCATGGGAAGAGTAACGCTCCCCGATCATGAAAATATGAGCACCCGCTCCCCGCTGCGGGTGCGCGGCACCCCAGCTCAGCGCCAGGTATGGCAGGAAGTAGGCGCCGAGTGTGGCATGACCGAAACCGCATTTGCCCGCACCTCGCTGCTGATCCTGCTCCAGGCCATATCTCAGCACGAGCCCACCATATTGGCGAGGGCCGTTAAACGGGCCAATCGGAGCTTGCTGGAGCAGGGTTTTCCGCCCGTGACCGTCGAGGAGATCCTGGAGGGCTCCGGCCTGCCCGAGCGCGGCCTGCTCCAGTTCAGCCAAGAAGACGAGGCCGCCTACAACGAGGAGCGCCCGCTGCGCCCCCTGCAAAAACTCATCAACTTTGTCCTCGGGAGGTAACCCATGACCATGCAACACCGTCCGCCGCGCCCGGCATCCCAGCACGTCAGCGATCGCGACAACATCATCCTGAAGTCGGTCATGCACGAGCTGGCCCTAGCCCTCGACGAGCCGCTGATCTCGACCGCGCACGCCGCAGGAACCGATCGCCAAGCCGTTCGCCTTGCCCGCGAGCTGGAAGCCCGCACCCTGGAGCGTGCCGAAGCACAACCCAGCGCATAACCCTCTTTGGCCCGTCTCACCACCGGGCAGCAACACAACAGGACCCAGCAATGACCAATTCAACCATGGCCCATGGGGGCCACCCCTTGCTGAACGACCTCAACCACTGCCCACTGTGCGGCAGTGATCTGCAGTCCGGCAGCAATGACCGCGCTTATGAGTGCCCCGCCTGTGAGTACACCGAGCAGGAGGTGGCTCATGGTTAACCCCTCATCCGTTGCCATCTGGGAGCTCTATGAGCTCAAGAAGCGTGAATTGCAAGCAATGGGGTTATCCCAGCGTGAGTACGAGCTGGCCGTGCGCCAGCTTGCTGATGAGCTGGGGGTGTGAGATGGCGGCGCTTTTGAAGTTTCCAGATAGACGCCCACAGAGTGCCCCACAGGAGGTTCGTGTGGCAGACCTTGATGATGGCTATACCCGCATTGCCAATGAGCTCTACGAGGCGCTGATAGGTGCAAATCTGACTCGTAACCAGGCGAAGGTTGCTCACGCCATCACGCGCAAGACATATGGCTTCAACAAGAAGACCGACCGGATAAGTGATAGCCAGATTGCTGACCTGACAAAGCTTCCTCGCCAGAAGGTAAACAAGGCAAAAAATGAGCTGATCGCGATGAAGGTGGTCATTCGTAGCGGCCACGAAATAGGTCCCAATAAGAACCTTTTTGAGTGGGAAATTGAGTGTCACCAAAACGGTGACAGTGTCACTAATACAGTGACAAAAAGTGTCACCAAAACCGTGACAATGGTGTCACCAAAACAGGGACACACAAAAGACACTATTCAAAAGACAGTAAAGACAACTACTGATGGGGCATCAGCTTGCGCTGAACCCCCAGCAGCAACCCCCGAAAAGCGACCAGTGAAAAATACACCATACCAGGCGATCCTGGATGCCTATCACGACATCCTGCCGGAGATGCCAGCCATCCGTGAGCTGACCGATTCTCGCAAAACCAAAATCAGGAACTTCTGGACCAAGTTCAAGTTCGACGAGACCCGCTGGCGCGCCTACTTGGATTTCATCGCCAAGAACTGCCGCTGGATGTGCGAGAGCCGCCCGCGCCGCGATGGCGAGTCGGCCTGGAAGCCGAAGAACTTGGATTTTTTGGTGACCGAGCGGTGTTATCTGGGCGTGCGGGAGGGGCGGTTCAATGACGAGTGATGCAATGGGGTTTGTGCCCCCTCACAACTTCGAGGCGGAGCAGTCTGTGCTGGGCGGGCTGATGCTGCGGGCTGACTCGTTCCACGACTTGGGCCTGTCTGAACGCGATTTTTACAGTCGCCCGCACCAGATCATTTTCGGTGCGATCTCCCAACTGATCGCCGCCAAGCAGCCGATTGACATCATGACAGTGCAGCACCGTATCGAGCAGGACGGCGAGCTCGATGTTGCCGGCGGGTTTGCCTACCTAGTCGAGATCGCCAAGAACACCCCAAGCGCGGCGAACATCGTGACCTATGGGGGGATGGTGCGTAGCGCTGCAGAGCGGCGCTTCGCTGTTGCCAAGCTGCATGACTGTATCGCGGCGATGATGGAGCCTGGATTCAGCAACACCGATGAGCGGTTCGCTGCGATGGGGTCGCTGTTGTCTGAGGTCGATGCCAAGCGCTCTGGGGGTGTGACCGGGATTGCGGTGCACGCCAGCGAAATCGTGCGGGACTGGTGTGATGAGCTGGATCGCCGGGCAAGCCGCCGCCCAGGGGAGATGACCGGTTATGCCACGGGGATCGCGTCCTTGGATGAGTTGCTCTACCCAGGTGGGATCAGCCCTACGGCGCTGGTGTGTATCGGCGCTCGACCGAAGATGGGCAAGACCACGCTGATGGCGAGCCTGTGTAACCACACGTCGCTGGTCAAGAAGCTCCCTGTGGTTGGTTTTTCGCTGGAGATGACACGGGGTGAGCTGTTCGAGGTCATGGTATCGCAAGCGTCCGGTGTCTCCGGCAAGCATCTGAAATCAATGTCTGACCAGTGCAAGATGGACAAGGCCTACGCTGTTGCCGCAGAGCTTGGTAACTCCAAACTCCATATCGCAGATCTGCCTGGGCTGACTGTGCACCAGGTGGTGCGTGAGAGTCGCCGGCTGAAGCGACAGTTCGGTCAGCTCGGGCTGATCGCTGTTGACTACCTGACGCTGATGACTGCCGACAAGGCTGAGCGTAACGATCTGGCTTACGGCGCGATAACCAAGGCGCTCAAGATGCTGGCCAAGGAGATGGGTTGCCCGGTGATCCTGTTGACGCAGCTCAATCGAGGGCTGGAGCAGCGTGCAGACAAACGCCCGGTTCCCAGCGACAGCCGTGACACCGGCCAGATCGAGCAGGATTGCGATGTGTGGATCGGCTGTTATCGCGATGAGGTCTATAACGAGGCTTCCCCGATGGCAGGAGTCATGGAGTTGCTGGTCAGGCTCAACCGAGGCGGTAAGACGGGAACCGCTTACTGCCAGTTCCATGATGGGGTGATCTCAAATATCGACCAGCAAGAGGTTGCGCGCATGGCACATGCTGCAGAAGTGGAACGCAGCAAATCCAAGCCAGCGAAAGGGGGGTGGGATGGCTGATTTTTTCAATCCTGACGTGAGTGCCGCGGTCGTGGCCGCGAAATTCTGCCGGGTGGTGATCTATCCCGCCGTGCGGGGCTGGTGTGGGGAGCGGATGCAGCTCGAGGTGGCCGACGAGATCGATGCGCTGGGATACACCGACCAGCGGCGTGGCGCAGGGCATTGGCTGGTGCAGAGCACGACGCCGGATCGAGTGGCGGAGGAAGCCGCACGGCTGAGAGCCGCGCCAGTGCTGGTGTTGCGGTGTGATGCTTCGTTTGGAGCTGTGGATAACTTCGAAGGGGAGGGCCTTGCCAACCAGTGACACAGGGGGTACCGCGCCGTACCATTGCCAGTGCCGGACCTAGGCCACCCGGCAGTTTGACCAAAGGACCCAGACCATGACCAAACCGCATACCCGAGATCTATCCATCGCGACCCAACTGGGGCGCGTGATATCCATCATGAGCGACGGCAAGCCCCGCACCCTGCGCGACATCGAGCGCGAGTGCTGGAGCCGCTACGGCCACGCCGACACCCAGGCCGCCATCAGCGCCCGCCTGCGTGAAGTTTGTTGCTACGGCTGGGTGAAGCATTCCAGCAATCAGGTCATCGACGGCAAGCAGGTGTGGCATTACCGCATCGAGCTGTCTCCCACCACCGAGGCTGTTGCGGCCAAGGCGGTGGCAGCATGACAAACTTCCTCGGATTCAAACTATCCACCTCGGATGTTGTGCGCACCGTGAGCCTTGGTGATGAAATCCTATGCGATAACTTCCCGGTATTTCGCGCCGGTTACTCATTCTGCCACCCCAACCCGCGCAATGACAGGGCCGCCAAACGCCAGCGTGCCGCCGCCAAGCGCCGCAACAAAGCCAAGCGGGGGTGAGGATGGAACTCACCCTTCTGAAAATGTCCGGCGGGGTACTTGCCCCGTCCACTCCGGCCGATGCCGAAGCCATAAAGCTGATGCCGATCGGTACCACCATCCTGGCCAAGGGCAAGGGTCGCCGCAATCTGGCGTTTCATCGCCGCTTCTTCGCCCTGCTCAACCTGACTTTCGATTACTGGGAGCCAACTGGCGGCATGGTATCGCCAGCCGAGCAGGGGATCCTGTCCCGGTTCGTTCGCTACCTCGCCCAGTTCGGCGCTGGCAACGTGCTGAACAAGGCCAAGGATGAGTTTATCGACCAGCTGGCCAGCAGCCGTATCGAGCGCCACGGCCCCCAGGCTGAGAAGTCGTTTGAGGTGATGCGCAAGTGGCTCACCGTCGAGGCCGGTTATTACACCGTGGTAATGCTGCCGGATGGCGGCATGCGCAAAGAGGCCAAGAGCGTCAGCTTCGCCAAGATGGAGCAGACTGAGTTCTCCGACCTGTACCGGGCTGTATTCGGGGTCTGCTGGCGCTATGTGCTGAGCAAGCAGTTTGCCACCGAGGAGGAGGCTGAGAATGCCTGCTCCCAACTGATGGGGTTCGCCGGATGAGATTCGAGACCAGCCCAATCCGATCCGGCGACCTGCGCGATGGCGCTCGCGGCCAGCTCTGCAAGATCCAGCTTGCCGGGGTCTGCATCGGTGGTACCGAAACCACGGTGCTGGCTCACCTGCCAAGCGCCCCGCATGGAATGGCCCTCAAGGGGGATGATTTGGTGGCAGTTGAGGCGTGCTGTGCTTGCCATGACGCCATTGATGGCCGTATCGCCTACGACTGGCAGCCAGGGGAGCGTGAAGAGGTCACCTATAGCGCCCTGACCCGTCAGCTGCACAGCTGGGTGGTGCGGGGGCTTGTCAGTGTGAAGGGGGCGGCATGATCCACCTCTCTGCTATCGATGCCAGCCGCCTGCTCGGCAACAATCCGAAAGCCAAGGCCGTGGTGAACAAGGCCAAGAAGGCGCAGCAGGTGGACACCCTGCACAGCAAGGTGCTGGCCCAGCTGGTCGGCTTCCCTGACCCAGCCACCGAGCTGTTGTTCCACCCCAAGCGCAAATGGCGCTTCGACTACGCCTGGGAGGAGCAGAAGCTCGCCCTTGAGGTCCACGGCGGGATCCACTCCGGCGGCCGGCACACCCGGGGGAGGGGGTTCGTAGAGGACCGGGCCAAGATGAACGAAGCCACCTTGCTCGGGTGGACCGTGCTGGAAGTTACCCCAGAACACATCAAATCCGGCCAGTTGCGTGCCTGGCTGCTCGCCGCTTTCAATCAGGACCCAGGCCAGAGGACCAAACCATGACAAACTCTATCGAAATGGCTCTGCGCCTATTCTCGCCGAAGGGGGCGCTCCATGAGCCCGCCGCCGGCAGGCAGTTCAATGCTCTGGGCCGGGACGAGTTTATCGGCGCCCTGCAGGTTGCCGCAAAGAGCAACCCGCAAGGGCTCCAGTTCCTCATGGCCGACCACCTGGGGGATGAACAAGCCCTTGCGTCGCTGCTGACGCACTTCAGCGCCACGCTGGACAGCGACGAGGCCGGTGGTATGGCCATGGCAATCCTGCTGCGCCGCCCGCTGCCTGAGCAGTTGGAGCACTTGGTGCTGTCTCACCCGCACTATGACAAGGAGCGCCGCCGGGCCGCCGTGGTGATGGAGAAGGCCAAGCGCGCCCACCGGTCCGGCAATGGCCACGAGTACCAGCGCCTTCTGGATGAGCGAAACGGGATCCTGTCTCTGGCCAATGACCACTGTGTCGCCGAGATGATGCAGTCAGGGCGCTGCCCGCACTGCAATGGCACCGGGATCCGCCCGCGCAAGGGTGACGGCTGCCCGAAGTGCCACGGCACCGGCCGGGTCGTGCCACACGTAGAGTTGGTGTCGCGCCGGTTCGGGCAGGAGATGAGGCAGGCCGTAGAGCGTGCTGTTGATGAGGTGATCCACCAGGCGTCAGATCTGGCCAAAGTCATGGGCCGACAAGTGAGGGAGATGCGGGCGGATTAGGCTCGGAGCGTTCGCCGCCGAGCAGGCGCAACCCCATGAATAGACGCAGTGATTGAATCTACCCATCCCCGGCGTTAGTATTGCTCAAAGATGGCCAGAGTCCCCGTGACCCTGGCCTTTTTCATTTCTGGCCCGCCTCGTGCGGGCTTTGTCGTTTCTGGAGGGGCGATGACGCCTGACAAGGATCCACAGAACTACAGCGTGCTCGCCTATCTGGCATTCGGCGGGTTGAGCGTATGGGGAGGGCTTGTGACCTACATACAGACGGTGAAACGCGAGGGAAGGCAGTTCCGATGGGCCGAGGCGCTGCTGCAGGTGGTGGTGTCAGGGTTCGCCGGGATGTTGACCATGCTGCTGAGCTGGTACATCGCAGCCCCGCTCCCGCTGTGCGGCTTCATGGCTGGCCTGGCTGGCTTGATGGGGTCGAAGGCACTGGAGCTGTACGAACGCCGGGCAACCGGCTGGATGGGAGGGAAGGAGTAATGGTGCAAATGCGTTGGGTAGATGAGGCCCGTCGGCATATCGGTCTGACGGAGATCAAGGGGCCCCAGCACAACCCCGAGATCGTGGCGATGTGGAAAGCAATCAAGCGGGGCGGGATTAAAGACGATGAAACCCCATGGTGCGCCGCCTTTGTCGGGGCGTGCCTGGAGCGGGTCGGCATTCAGTCCACCCGGTTCGAGGGGGCGCGCTCCTATGCCTCCTGGGGGGAGAAGCTGGAAAAGCCGGTGGCAGGCTGCGTAGTGGTGTTCTCCCGGGATGGTGGCGGACACGTTGGGTTCGTAGTGGGGCAGGACAAGGCTGGCAATCTGCTGGTATTGGGCGGCAACCAAGCGGACGCGGTGAACGTGAAGGCGTTTCCTCGCTCTCGGGTAACCGCATACCGCTGGCCTGCCGGTGAGCCGAAGCCTGTGGGGGAATTGCCTGTGATGGCTGCGGCAGAGTTCTCGAAGTCCGAGGCATAGGCGCAAGCCTTGCCAATATCGCCGGGTAACCGGTAACAGCAGAGGAGAGTGCGATGGAACACATCGTTGAGGTGGTCATCAACTGGATTGTCATCCTGATGGCTGTAGTGGGCGGCGCGTCCATGGTGGTGCAGGGGCTGGCTAAGATCGCGGCCGTCACCCCGTCCACCCGGGACGATGAGGTGATCGGGAAGGTGCAGGCCTTCTTGGTTGGCCTGAGCAAGGTGCTGGATAAGCTGGCTATGAACCTGCCGGCTGAGAAAGCCAGGAAGCAATAACATGAACAGCTTGCTCCAACTGCTCGACATTCTAACGGCCCTTCTGGGCCGTTGGCTTAAGCAGGAGAGGGCAAGGGAGGTGCAGGAAAGCCATGACAAGAATCATGCGGACCCACAGGGGCGTTTTGCTGAGCGTTTCGGTGCTGCTTCTGGTCAGTTGCCAGACAGCTCCAAGCCAAACAGCGAACTGCCCGCCACCCACACCCAGGCTGACATGGAACCCCGCCGCTAATGGCGGGGGTTGTCTTTCTGGGGGATCCACAGC